CGTATTGAACGTGGACGTAAGCACAATGTACTTAAATTTTACATTGGTGATGTAGAACGTGAAAGTAAAGATGATAACAGTCAAGGTGACAGTAGAGAAACCCAGCAAGAAATCGAACGCTTGCTAGGCATGAGCCATGACATGTTTAAACATGTTGTAGCATTAAACACCTACACTGAACCGTTCTTAAGTCTTAAAGCCAACGATCAACGTACTATTATTGAGCAGTTACTTGGTATTACGTTGTTAAGTGAAAAAGCAGATTCTCTTAAAGAGCAGGGTAAAGCTACTAAGGACGCAATACAGCAAGAAGAGTTCAATATTAAAGCGATTACTGATGCTAATAAACGTATCGAAGAGCAAATTGAGAGTCTAAAACGTCGACAAACCTTGTGGACTACTAAACACACAGAAGATATCAGTAGATTGCAGACTTCTATCGACGATTTGCAAAAATTAGATATTGATGCAGAAATACAAGCACACAAAGACCTAACTGCGTACAATCAAAAACGTAGAGACCTTGCTGATTTAAACACAGCGTTACAGCGTGCCAGCAGTGATATGGATCGCGAACAAAAAACTGTTACAAAACTAGATAAAGAAATTGCTGACCTAAACAATCACAAATGCTATGCCTGCGGACAAGACATGCACGACAGCAAGCACGAAGAAGTATTATTAAGCAAGGCTAATGCGTTACAAGAAGCGTTAACTGCATATACCACAGCAGAGCAATTACTATTAGAGCTAGGCAATGCTAAGTCAGCATTAGGTGTATTAGGTCAACAGCCTAAAGTTTACTATGATAAAGAAGAGGATGCTATCCATCATCGTAGCACTGTGGCTAATTTACAAACACAATTAGTCAGCAAAACTGCAGAAACTGATCCTTATAGTGAACAGATCGAGGAAATGAAGACCACTGCCTTAGCTGAAATTGATTATACAGTAATGAATGAACTAATGCGTGTCAAAGAACACCAAGAATTCTTACTAAAACTATTAACAAACAAAGATTCGTTTATACGTAAACGTATCATTGACCAGAACTTAAGCTACTTAAATGCCCGATTGAGTTATTATTTAGATAAGATTGGCCTACCGCACACTGTTAAGTTCCAAAATGACCTAAGTGTGCAAATTGAAGAACTAGGTAGAGAGTTAGATTTTGATAACCTAAGCCGTGGTGAGCGTAATAGACTTATCCTTAGCCTGTCATGGGCATTCCGTGATGTGTGGGAAAGTCTATATCAACCGATTAACTTATTGTTTATTGATGAGCTTGTTGATTCGGGCATGGATACTTCAGGTGTAGAAAATGCACTGGCTATCCTTAAGAAAATGACCAGAGAGAATAACAAAAGTATTTGGTTAGTATCGCATAAAGATGAATTAGCAGGTCGTGTAAACAATATTTTAACAGTAGTTAAAGAAAATGGGTTCACAACATATAACAATGATGTCGATGTTACCTAAAATATTACATCTAGAACCTACAGATGCTTGTAATGCAGCGTGTCCGCAATGTAGCAGAGAAACTGATCCTACATTTGATAAGTCTGTGCTACACCATTTAACTGTAGATAATATAGCAGATGCTATTTCAGAAGATACCATCAAAGCATTAGACAAGATGTATATGTGTGGAAATTATGGTGATCCTGCTGCAGGCAAGCACACCTTAGAAATTTATAGATATTTTCGTAAATTAAACCCCGCAATAACATTGGGTATGAATACCAATGGAGGTCTACGGTCTACTGCTTGGTGGAGTTCTTTAGGTGCAATGTTATCTTATCAGAAAGATTATGTAATTTTTAGTATCGACGGATTAAACGATACCAATCACATATACAGAGTAAATGTTGGTTGGGATAAGGTTATAGAAAATGCGCAGGCATTTATTGCCGCCGGCGGTAGAGCTCACTGGGAAATGTTAGTATTTGAACATAATCAACATCAGGTAGATCAAGCACAAACATTAGCAAAAGAATTAGGATTTAAATGGTTTCGAGCTAAAGTTAGTCGTCGGCATACTAATCACCCTATATCTTTTTTAAATCCCCCTACCGGATGGAAAAATCCTAGTGTAAATATCGGAACTATTGATTGTGTTGCTCTTAAAGAACAAAGTCTATATATTTCTACCAAGGGTATAGTGTATCCGTGTTGCTGGTTGGGCAATACTAATTATACTTTAGATACTTTTAATAGTATACAGCAATCTTGGGCCGCTACTCCCAATATTATCTGTAAACAAACTTGTACAAAAAATGCAACAGGTACAAGTTACTCAAACCAATGGCAACGTGAGGTCGAATTTTGAAATTAGCAACGTGGCATTGGCATATCGAAATATCCAGTAAGTGTACATTAAAATGTCCGCGCTGTGCTCGCACAGAAGTTCCCGACACCTTAGTAAACACAGAATTAAGTTTAAATTTCTTTAAGAAGAATTTTACTCCAGAATTTATACAAGACAACGTAGAAAAGATTACGTTTTGTGGCGACGATGGTGATCCTATATATGCACATAGCTTAATAGACGTGATCGAATATATTAAAAGTGTTAAACCAGTGAAATTTGTTATTGTTACCAACGGTAGCTATAAAAATGTTGACTGGTGGGCTAGACTAGGGCAAGCATTAGATCATAATGATCATATTCACTTTAGTTTGGATGGATGGGATCAAGGCAGTAACGAACAATATCGTATAAACAGCAATTGGTCGAGTATCATTCAAGGCGTTACTACCTTACGCAATAGCAGTCATGTTTATATGACCTGGGATGCTATTGCATTTAAATTTAACGAAGATAAATTAGATGATATGAAATTGTTGGCCAAAGAACTAGGGTTTGATCAATTTCAGTTGACGTTAAGTACAAAGTTTAATAAAGTATATAGTATATACCCAGAAAGCGACCAATTACAGCCCAAGGATAACTTAATTAGTACTAACTACAGATTCCAACGGATTTTTACACAATTCAATGAACGTAAAGAAAGTACAGTAGGTGCAAAAACTAATTTAAGATTATATAACCAAGCAGAAACGTTTGGCGAAGTAACTCCGTTATGTGGAATCGGTAATAAGGGTTTGTTTATCAACAGTCAAGGACATTTATTTCCTTGTTGTTGGGTAGCAAATAGATATTCACATAACAACGAGTGGTTAGATGTAAGTAAGAACCAGTTTGATCTGAATCAAAGATCATTAAATGAGGTCCTAAATGACCAGTATTGGAGCGAAGAGTTTGAAATTTTCTCCAGGACCGAATGTAGGACTAAATGTAATATATCAGTGGTAAATCAGCAGTACGCAACAGAATGGTAATTTCACAAGGAGAAGTAAAAAATGGCAACAAATCATGAACAAATCGTAGCAGCATATGAAGCATACTTAACAGAACATGCTAAATTTGAAGAAAAAGGTGTAGCAGCGGCAGGAACACGTGCTCGTGGTGCATTGGGCGACCTAGGTAAACTAACCAAAGCTCGTCGTGCAGAAATTCAAGAGAAGAAAAACGCAGCTAAAGCCGCTAAATAACTTATGGCATCATACGATTATCCTTGGATTTATAACGGTGTAGCATTTGAATCCGAGGATATCGGCACTTATTATGGTTTTATCTACAGAATTACAAATAATATAAATGGTCACGATTATGTTGGCCGCAAATATTTCACTACTATCAAAAAGAGACCACCTCTAAAAGGCAAGAAAAACAAACGTCGTGAAGTTGTAGAAACAGATTGGAAGACCTACTGGGGATCTAGTCCGCGACTACAAGCAGATATTGACACACATGGCAAAGAAAACTTTACTCGTGACATAATTCATTTATGTAACAGTAGAGGCGAAACAAACTACTTAGAGGCCTACTACCAATTCACAGAACATGTATTACTTCGTGAAAACAACTACAACGGCATTATACAAATTAAACTTGGCAAGAATTCAGTAAAAGATCTAGTAATAAAGAAGTAAATTAGCCCTATTGCAGATTAAGTTCTGTATCCAGAGGAGATGGTGCTCGCGTAATGGCCGCACTTGGAACGTGTAGAGTAGACTACACACTGGATGGCACCGACGATCAATTAGGCCTAAACGCCAAATGATGTGAGCTCTGAAGAAAAAGCAATACAACTCACGTGACTAGTATAGTTAGCTAACTATGGCTATACAGCACCCGTCAGA